CGCGCAAAATCGCGCAACAAACCAGAACAACTCAAACCTTACACTTATATATAAGCATCTTCTGTGCCAGCTTTTTTCCTCTCCTCATCCTATATGAAACAACGACTTAGCTGTGCCACCTTTCCCTGAGTGACACAAAACGTCACATTTAGGGTGACAAAAATTGTCAACATGCCAAAAAATGTCACATTATAGATATATCATGAAATACATCAAAACCTGGCATGATCCTTGCTTTCCCACTCTCTCCACTCTATCCACTCTCTCCATCCTTTCTCAGCATCATCCCTATCCAATCATCAATACGAATCATTCTCATTCGCTCCATCATTCAGCCTTCCTAGATATATCCTTAATATATCAAGCCCCCCGGTCAAGGCCTTTTTGGGAGGGTCTAAGCGGGGGTATCCTATAGAACCAAACTCATTTTCCTAAATTTTTTCCCGTAACTTTTTCCCCTTTCAGGTGACCCCGCCCGCGCCCAGGAAAATCTAAGAGCATAATCTCCATATTCCCTCAGATAAGGACTCCAGCATCATGAACACCCTAGTAAAACTTTCCCACACAGAGGAGCGCGCCCTGAAACTTCTCGGGGATGGTTTTGCTCCGGAACAGGTGGCTTCCGCGATCGGTGTATCACCTTCCAGAATCTCCCAGCTCTTATCTGATGAATCTTTCTCCCAGCAAGTGGCGGAACTCAGATATAAAACCCTGGCGGCCCATACGGAACGAGATTCAGCATATGATTCCATAGAAGATCAGCTCCTGATCAAGCTGAAATCCAGTCTCTCGATGCTTTTTGATCCAATGAAGATCGTTAAGATCCTCCAAGTGATTAATGCAGCGAAACGCAGGGGCCAGTCTTCCCAGGAACAGATCTCGGCGGCGCAAACAGTGGTCCAGCTGAATATGCCAACTCAAATCTACCAGCAATTCGTCACGAATATCAATAATCAAGTGATCAAAGCAGGTTCTCAAGATCTAATCACTGTACAATCTAGTCAAATGGCTGGTCTCCTGGCAGCTTCACAGGCTCTTCAGGCCAATCTCCTTCCTTCCCCCTCTTAATAGGTGAATCAAATGTCCCAAAATCTCATTCTCCCTCACTCTATCCAATCTAAAGTCCTCCAGCAGCAGGAAGCCCGATCCCGCCTAACTGCCCAGAATAAAGCAGCTGCCCGGGAACTCCTTCTCCGGGTTCAACTCATTCTTTCCAGGAATCAAATCAAATGAGTCAGGATAAATGGGCAGCCAAATTAGGAATCACCAGCGAAGCCGACCGCGAGCATCCATCTTCCCCTTCAGATTCCTCCCAGGAATCTATCAAGGAAGACTTCCAGACCCAGGAAGCCAGTTTCGAATCTGCCCAGGTGGAGAAACTAGCCAGGGAGAATCTAGATTTCCTGGCGGCCCTGGCAATGCCCCTTGTTTTCCGCTACTGTTTCCCACATGTTTTCAAATCCATCTGGACATGGCTCCTTTCCTATGCCCATAAGACCCGGGATTTCTCCCAGCTAGCTATCGGCCTGCCGCGCGGATTCGCTAAAACCACATTCATCAAGATCTTCCTGCTCTATGTGATCCTCTTCACGAATCGCCAATTCATCCTGGTTTGTGCGGCGAATGTGAAAAAAGCCGTAGCCATTCTAGCGGACGTCTGTGATTTCCTAGATGAGCCGAATGTGAAAAAGGTCTTCGGTGATTGGCGAGTCGGTCTGGAAACAGATCAGCAGGAACTTAAGAAGTTCGGTTTCCGTGGGCGGAACATCATCCTGGCGGCCGGAACTGTATCAACCGTCCGGGGCCTAAACATCAAACATCAGCGCCCAGATGTGATGCTCTTTGATGATATCCAGACTCGGGAAGATGCGGATTCTGAAGTGGTCTCTAAACAGATCGAACTAGATCTATATGGCACGGCCATGAAAGCGAAATCCCCGCACGGTTGCCTATTCATCTTCATTGGGAATATGTACCCAACAAAGTGGTCTCTCCTTCGGCGCCTGAAATCTAATCCGAACTGGATGAAATTCATTGCTGGTGGAATCCTGGCGGACGGCTCATCTCTCTGGGAAGATCTCCAGCCGATTAAACAACTCCTCGCTGAATACCAGAACGATCTTTCCGCCGGGCGCCCTGAAGTCTTCTTCGCTGAAGTCCTGAATGATGAGAATGCCTCAGCAAATAATTTCATAGATACATCTAAGATCCCGCCGAATTCATTCGAATCCGAAACAATCCACCAGGGAAACTATATCATCATAGACCCTGCTACGGATAAAACAAATGCAGATGCAGTATCTATAGGATATTTCGAGATCTATGATGAGAAAGATGTCTGCACGGAACTCCTGGAAGATCGCCTGTCCCCGGGAGCCATCTGCGAGGAATCCATTAAGATGGCGCTCAAGCACAACTGCCGTCTCATTGTTGTGGAAGCGAATGCATTCCAATATGTTCTAGGTTGGATCATCCAGCAAGCTCTGCTTCGCTACGGAATCCAGGGAATCGAAGTTGTTCCAATCTATTCAGGTGGATCTTCTAAGAATTCCAGAATCCTCACAATGTTCAAGCAGCTTCTTGCCGGGGAAGTCCTCCTAGCCGACTCCACTCGGGCTCAGGTAATCTCCCAGATCATCCCATTCAATCCCCTGAAAACAAATAACACAGATGGAATCTTAGATCTCTTATGCTACGCCCCGCGCGTGCGTCAAGAGTTCGGGGAATTCCTCACATCTGGATTGATCCTGGAAATGCAGGAATTCTCCTCACAAGAAGTCCACGATGAATCAATCACCTGCTCCTTTTAAAAGGAAAACAAGCCATGTCAGCAGATACACCCTTCAAGCTAACCAAAGTATCCCAAGATGGGCTATTGGAATTCCATCGTCTGGTCTGCACTTCCTCAGATCGTCAATATAATCTGAGAGATCAGTTCGAGGATATTGACCGTTCATATCTGCGCACGAAAGATCGCACAGTGGAACATCAGCGGGCGAAACTCACGAATAAACTAGGTGATTCGAACCGGATTCAGAACATCACAGTTCCTGTGGTTCAGCCGCAAGTTTCAGCGGCCGTAGATTATCAGGCTGCCGTTTTCTTAACTGATTATCCAATCTTCGGTGTGGTCTCAGATCCTCAGTGGATCAATGAAGCTCTCCAGTTCCAGGCTCTTCTGGAAGAGAATGCAGTCCGGGGCGCCTGGAACCGAGAACTTCTCCTGTTCTTCACAGATATCTTCAAATATAACCTAGCCGCAGTTGAAGTTACCTGGGATAAGATTGCCACAGCCGCGATCGAAACTGATCTGTCCTATAAATCTGGCCAGGAAGGGCGGCCGAAGCAGATCATCTGGGCAGGTAATTCCCTCAAGCGCTGGGATATGTACAACACATATTTCGACACTCGCTGCCTCCCATTTGATATTCCATCCCAGGCTGAGTTCGTAGGTAATACGAAACTCATGAGCAAGACAGCCCTGAAAACATTCATCAACTCTCTTGATATCAAGATCATTGAGAACATCATTCCTGCTCTGGAATCTTCCAGTCCAATGACAGGTCTCGTATCCAATTCCACCGGAGCTGGATCTTTCTATATTCCTGAGCTGAATCCTGATGCGCTCTTCACATCGAATGATCGATACGGCGTAGATTGGATGACATATGCTGGACTCTCCCAGAAAGGTTCTGGAGCCTCAGTTAATTATCGGGGAATCTATGAAGTGACTACGGAATATGTCCGGATTATGCCGACGGATTTCTCTATCCGCGCCCCTGCTCCGAACACTCCACAAGTCTGGAAACTGATCTGGATCAATCATAAGGTTCTTATTTACGCAGAGCGCCAGACGAATGCACATGAAAAGATTCCTGTGCTATTTGGGCAATCTTCAGATGATCTGGGTTATCAATCTAAGTCCCTGGCGAAAGATGCTCAACCATTCCAGGATGTGGCTTCTGCTCTGATGAATTCTGTTCTAGCCGGGCGCCGCCGGGCATCCACAGATCGGGTTCTATATGATCCTTCCAGGATCTCGGAAGCTCAGATCAATAATCCGAATCCATCAGCTAAGATTCCTGTTCGCCCCTCGGCTTATGGGAAACCAGTTGCTGAGTCTGTCTATGCTTTCCCGTTCAATGATAATCAGGCCGGGATTGCAATGCAGGAGATCCAAGGTCTTGTCCAGTTCGCGAATGTCCTGAATGGCCAGAATGCGGCGCGCCAAGGGCAGTTCGTAAAAGGGAATAAGACGGACGGGCAGTGGGAATCCACAATGCAGAACGCTACATCGAAAGATCAGCGAACATCTCTGCTCCTGGAAGCTCAAGTATTCACACCGATGAAAGAAATCATCAAACTGAATACATTACAATACCAGGCAGCCGGAACCGTCTATTCCCCTTCCCAGGAGAAAGAAGTTTCTATTGATCCGATTGCTCTCCGTCAAGCTACTCTCCGATTCAAGATCACAGATGGTGTGACTCCGAAAGAGAAAGTGCTTTCAACAGATACGCTTCGGGTAGGTATGCAGGTTCTGGGCTCATCTCCGCAACTTGGTGCGGCGTATAATCTGGCGCCACTGTTCTCTTATATCATGAAGACAGAGAATGCGGATCTGACTCCTTTTGAGAAATCTCCTGAGCAGCAAGCATATGAGATGGCATCTTCCCAGTGGAGCCAACTGGCCCAACTTGCCATTCAGAAGGGCGCACCGTTCCAGATTCCTCAACCACTTCCTGAGCAATTCGGATATAATCCACAGCAGCAAGATCCTGCTTCCGCAGTTCCTCCGCAGGAAGTTCAATCATGAGTTCCCCTAATCTCCTTTCCTCCTTTATCTCCTATAACCTTTCCGAGGACGAGATCCTCTTCGGATCGGTTCTAGCTCTGGGGCAGAAACAATGCATCCAGAATCAGATCTCCGTTCTGGCAGAACAACGAATCTCCCTTCGTTATACGCCAGATTCCCCAATGACGTTCGTGCAGCAGGATGCTGAGCTGCAAGGACAGATCATTGCGCTGAGGTATCTGATTACCTTATCAGACAGCGCAGAAACACAACTTCTCAGCTCAGCCTCTTTCACCTAAGCCCTTAACTCCTTCAGGAAACTCATCATGTCTCTCATGCAAAAACTCTTTGGCCCCGCTCCAGCTCCTGCGGCCCCGAATCAGCTATCTAAAGCTCCGGATCTGGCAACTCAGCAATCCGCTCAGACCTCTCCGAATGGAGTAATTCCTGCAGAGTCCCCCTTGGAGAAGTTCTCTAAGGTATGGGAACCTGCTGCTGTCGATCCAAATGCACCAGCTCCTGGATCTAACGCAGTCACTCCTGAGCAACTTATGGAAGCCGCAGGTAAAGTGGATTTCGCTAAGATTCTAGATCCTGCTGCGCTACAAGCAATTGCGGCAGGTGGAGAAGGTGCAACACAAGCTTTTGTTTCTTCTATGCAGAAGATGTCACAAGCTGTTTATGGCCACTCAGCCTATGCGACAACTAAAATTGTCGAGCAAGCTGTCAGTCAAGCCGAAGATCGCTTCGCTGCGAAACTCCCAGGTTTAATCAATTCACAATCCTCCAAGAATGAGCTTCTCCAGCAGAATGCTGCATTCAACAATCCAGCAGTTGCACCCATTGTTCAAATGATCCATGCGCAGATCGCAACGAAGTATCCAAATGCTACTTCGAATGAGATTACTGCGATGGCCAAGGAGATGATGCAAGGCGCTGCTCTGGTCTTTAATCCTGCTGCTCCACCTTCGGCTGCGAAGAAGAAGGAAGCTGAGGGAGAAGACTGGTCGATGTATAGTTAGGCCCTTTTAATAATCTAATCCCTTAAATGGGAAGGAGTTCATCATGCTTTTCAAGCGAGTTCAATTTACGTCGGCAGGTCAGGAATTGCCAACTAAGTCCCGCACAGGTACTGGGTTTCTGGATCAGCCAGTCATCACTCCAGTCGCCACGGATGCCCCTCTTACATTGACAACTGCTCAAATGTCTGGAGGCATTGTTACTTTCACAAGCTTCACAGCTGGTCGAAATGTCACAACTCCAACAGCTGCTCAGATCTTTGCAGATGCTCCTGATATGGATATTGGCGATGCCTTCACAATCCAGGTAAGTACTCTGACAGCTTTCGCAGCTACTTGGGTTGCAGGTGCGAATGTGACTTTGGCAGGTCGGGCAACTACAGTGGCCTCAGGTAACTCAACCATTGTTGTTACCAAGAATTCTGCCACCACTGTTATCTGGACAGTTCTCTGATCCACCTTCTCATTTCTCATATCCTCTCTTAAAAGGAACCTATCATGTCCTCAGGTATTTTCTCTACCACAACAGCCAATCTGACCCAAGATCTGGTTGCCAAGTCCTTTCCCAGTGCAATCACTCGAGTCATGCCAAATGGCGAAGCCCCTCTCTTTGCAATGACTTCCATGCTTCCGGAAGAAGTTGCTCTGCAAGTTGAACACGGCTTCTTCACGAAGACTATGCTCTTCCCTTCGTTGAATCTGGATGCAGCAGTTGCCAATGCCACAGATACAACTTTCACAGTAGCTTCCACAGCTAACGTACTTCCCGGCATGTTGATGCGTGCACAGTCCACAGGTGAAGTCGTCATCGTTAACCAGGTTCTGAATCTGACTCAGGTTCTGGTTGGCCGCGGTGTTGGTTCCGCTGCAGCTGCAATTGCAAATGATGTGAACTTCTACCAAATCGGTAATGCCTTCGAGGAATCTTCGCTCCGTCCGAATGCCTTGCAGATCAATCCAATCCGTATCACGAATCTGACTCAGATCTTCCGCAATACTTGGGCACTGTCCGCTTCTGCAGCAGCCACTCAGGTTATCGCAGGAGAAACCAGTGTTGCTGAGAATCGCCAGGATTGCATGGCCTTCCACGCAGCTGATATTGAGAAGGCTCTCTTCTTCGGCACGAAATCCACCTCCACCCGTAATGGCCAACCTTTCCGCACAATGGATGGTTTGCTGAACATCATCAGTACAGCAGCTTATTACCCGCCTAGTTATGGCGGCATTGTCAATGTTACACCAGCTGCTGCCACAACTAACTTCACACAACTTGAAGCTATGTTGGACCCTGTATTCAATCAGGCTACAGATCCTAAGGCAGGTAATACGCGAGTTCTGTTCGTTGGCGGTTCGGCCCGTAAGGTGATCAATAACATTGGTCGCTTGAATGCAACTTATAACATGACCACTTCGGAGAATCGTTACGGTCTGAAGTTCAATGCATTCAGTATTGCCCGAGGCGATTTCAACATGGTTGAGCATCCACTGTTCAACTCGAATGCAGACTGGAGCAAGCAAGCTGTTGCTGTGGATCTGAGCACATTCCGTGTTGCGTATCTGGGCGGTCGGAAGACTACGAAGGTGGAATTCGGTGCTGATGTGGATAACGGCATTGATGCAACCGGTGGAACTCTGACTTCGGAACTGACCTGCATTGTTAAGAATCCTCCGGCAAATGCCTGGATTCAGGGCTTAACAGCCGCAGCAGTCGGTTAATTCCAAGGAGTATTATCATGGCTCAAGTCCGCGTTAATACTCCCGGAATGGCTTCAACCGATCCGGGTTATATCTCTTCCATCACCATCCGTACAGGCGGCTCTGCAACTGTTCTAGTTCCCAATGCAACAACAGGGGAAATTACTACAGATGCTCTGAGTGCCACCAGGGTCTGCCAAGAAGTTTCCCGCTTCAAGTACGCAGGCCCCTGATCCCTTAGAATCCTCCTGAGGGAACTGAGTTTTTGCCTGGTCTCAGTATAAATAAAACCAGGCTCCTTCCCACAATCAGGAGTTACACCATGACATTACCCACACCAGTCCCAGTCCCAGAAGTCCCAGAAGTTATGCTGAATGTATACTTTTCGAATATGAAATCCATGTTCGTAGTTTCCTCGACAGGTAATAGGATGCCATTTCTTGGCGGACGATACGCCACAAAAAATCCAGGCGAGATTGCAGATCTGGATGCCATGTCCCTGATTCCGAATGGATTTGTCTTTAAGAAGTCGGAGCTGCTCCAGCTTTCTGAGGCTGCTATGGATCCAATGAATGTTCTCCGTGAGCGCTTCCGTAAAGAGTTCGAAGCTGAGCGGGCGGCTCATTTGAATCCAGAACAAGATTTCGGTGAGTCAATCCAGACCCGCCTGAAGACCGCTTCGACAGCTTCGATCCAAGCAGTCACAGTTAAGTAAACTGGAGAATAGAATGAATCTGGCTGAATTACAGACCGAGGTCTATGCAATCACAAATCGCCCCGATCTTGCGGATCGCACTCTTTCTGCAATTCGGTCGGCTACTTTGTTCCTCCATCAGAAAGATTTCTACTGGAAAGATTTAAAAGAGCAGGGAATTGTATTCAACACTGAAGGGTATCTTCAGCAGTTTGAGTATCGTTCCCTGTTTCCGCGGTTTCGCTCAATCTCTTATACGCGGAAAACAGATATTAACCTGTACGATCAGGGCGAAATTTTTGACATCATTCAGCCTACCAATGTGGTTGATGATTATAGAGCCAACAGAACTAATGTGTGTTATGCGGCTGGGGCCGTGCTTCAGTACCGCTCTAGCACAAGTTTTCAATATGCTATCTTGGGCTTCTACGAGAATCCAGATATCACACTGGCTACGTATACCAGCTGGATTGCGCTAGACCACCCATTCGCAATCGTCTATCGAGCTGCTGCTCAGATATTTAAGAGCATCGGCAATACGGAAGAGTGGAATGCCTGGACACAGATGGCAAATCAGCAGGCACAAGAGATAGATATTTCTAACATAGAAGCAAGGGGAATTTAATATGGGTGCATCAGTTTGGAATCCAGGTGGGTTCTCATCTCCAATTGTTCCAATCATTCCAATCGAAGGAACTGTCGGCGTGCAGACCTCCACGATCTCGATTGCTCCTTATACGGTTCTCAGCTCTTCACAGATTGATGTAATTTTTGATGGCCTTCTGCTGGCAAAATCTGATTACTCTGCATCAGGCACTGATCTTATTTTTACTGTGCCGATCCAAGCTGGCACTCAGTATCGCATTCAGCTTTATCTGTCTGAAGTACTTCCCATAAATACTGCAAGTCTAGTAAGTTTTGCCCCCACTCCACTCGTCTCATCTACGAATGTGCAGGCAGCCATTGAAGAACTTTCCGTAGAACTCTTCGAGTCTGTTTCCCTATTCAAGTATTTCACATCTGCCCAGATCGCAGATGTGCTCGCAGGTACTCTGACTCTAGATGTGACTGCTGCAATCCAGGCAGCCCACGATGCTCTTCCAGCCACAGGTGGAGATATATATGGGCCGGCAGGTAGTTACAGACTCAGCGGTCCAATCGTCATAACGAAACCAAATGTTTCTTTCAGGTGTGCTGGTCGCAAGGTCACTCGGTTTTTCCAGTACACTCCAGCTTCCAAGGTATTCAATACAGCTAACGAGTATTTTACCCTCAGCGGATGCTCTATTGAATATGTGACAGCAGGCACGGCAGGAGGTACAGCTGTCTATAATAATAATTTTTACGGGAACTATAGCCGGATATATGTAAAGGCCGCACACGTAGCTTATCACTTTGATACAGGTGCGAATTCCCACACGCTGTCAAACTGCGATGCAGAGAACTATGTGAATATTGGAATCTGGGTTAAAGATGCTGCCAACGTAATGTATTCTTCTGGGTTCCTGCTGTGCTCGAATACCTCCACGCTGGGAATGCTCGGAGCCGTTCGACTGGAAAACAAGGTCGAAGGCTGTAACTTCACAGATGTACAAACTTACCAAGGCGTGTACACTTTGACCGCGGAAGCTGCTGTGTACGGCGTAGGAACTCGCCCAGCTTATAATAAATTCAATAGCATGTACTTCGATAGCGCTGCCAACAGTGCGCTGATCAATGAATGTGTGGAGACTGAGTTCAATAACTGCTGGTTCAGTAATCGCCCAGGAAGTGGCGCCATAATTCAGAACAGCAGTGGAATCCACTTTAATGGTGGCGGAGCTGTTAACTGTGCGCAGCATGGAATGATTATACAGAATACAGCCACGCGTGTAACATTCACAGGATTCTCGGCACGAGGGAATGGGACGACAACTCCGAATACCTATGACGGTATCTCAGTTTCTGCAGGTACAACAGATTTCCTGGTAACAAATTCCACTCTCGGAGGGAATACTGTTATGGGATTTGGTACGCAGCGTTACGGGATTAATGTTCTAGCTGGCGCATCTGACCGCTATGTGATCTCCCAGAATCTGATCGGGGATAATGGAACTGGCGGCGTGCTAGATAACGGCGCAGGTGTTAATAAACTCGTTGCAAATAACTACTAACCAGGACTATGCCATGAGTAATGCACTTAATAATGTAGCAAAACTTGTCTCAATCGTCACGATTACGGAGGCTTCCTTTGGATACTCGGCCGCTGCTGCAGATCACACAGCTTCAGTGCAGGCAGCCGTAGATAGTTTTGGGGCAGCCGGTGGGGAGGTTATTGTTCCGAGTAAGCTGAGGCTTATTATCGGTAGCAATCTGACCATTAAACCGAATGTTACGCTCCGCGGCCCGTATGCCGTCACAGGGTCGCCGCAAGATAATACCAGCGCTCCTTATGGAACAATGGGGGGCGCGCTACTTGTGTCCTCAACTGCCACAATAACACTAAAAGGTGGGGCATCTATAGCTGGATTGCTTCTGCACAGAGGCGGGATGACATTCCCTGCTGCAGATAGCTCTGCATTTGCGGGCACGGCTGTATATATTGACGGTGATGATGCTGGCGTATTTCAATGTATGTTTTTGGGATTCGGCCAAGCCATAGCGGGAAGCGGCAGGCAGCGGCCTAGAATCTACGATAATAACATAGACTGCACAGCCGGCATTCTTATTGATAACTGCGCAGATATTGTTTACGTAACACGGAACCATTGCTGGCCTTTCGCAACCATAGCCGCACTCGGGCCAGCTACATCCCTTCAGCGTTCGGGGGCCGCATATAAATTCACCACTCTCGGAGACTGGAACAAACTAACTGATTGTTTTAGTTACGGATACTTCCGAGGATTCTGGATAAATAACTGCAATAGCATGACACTGCTCAGCTGCAGTGCAGACAGTACCGGTGCATTCGCTGGGCAAATTGGCTATGTAGTAGACGGGACAAGCACGGATACCCGATTAATTGCCTGTCAAGCTGCTGCACAAGAGACGGGTTATTTTATCTCAACTGCTGCAGGAGTTCATACACGGTTGATTGGATCTGACTCTTGGGCTTGTGCCAATCACGGCGTGCTAATCAGCTCTGGGGATGTTGGGATTCTGGGAGGCATTCAAAGAGATACAGCTAACGGTGTAACGATTAACAATGCAGCATCTGCGGTGACAATTGATGGGGTGCGCTTTAACGCCATCTCAGGCAGCCCTATTAATGCTGCTGTATCTAACTCGAATATTCGTATCGAGTCTAATGACTATGGCAACCTAGCTGCAGGTGTTTCCGTAGTTAATAACGCGAATCGCCCTGTCACCAGCTTAGCATCTGCTGATCCCATAAACCTTCCCGCAAGTGGTGAGTTGTTTAACATTACAGGCGTGACGGCTTTTGGTACAATCAATGGAGGCTGGGCAGGTCGGCGAATCACATTTAAATTTGCAGGCGCGCTAACTGTAAATGACGGAGGCGCAAGCCTTAAATTAGCGGGGAACTTTGTCACGACTGCTGATGATACCATGACACTCATGCACGACGGCACAGCTTGGTATGAACTTTCTAGGAGCGTAAACTGATCATGAAAAACTATATCTATCAAGACGGCTTTGCAATTGGTTACATGCTTGGGGATGTTGAGATCCTATTCACCTCCCCTATCCCCTCTCACATGCTGACGGATTAAATATATCATGGCACAAATCTCATACCGAGCTAATCTCTCTAGTGCGATCTTCCCGATGACATTAGCTCGGGCTGGGAGATCTGTCATCGTTCCTGGGCCAGATCAGAATTTTGATCGTCGGGTAGATCCGCAAGGAGAGCAGAAGGATGCAGGCATTCCCCAGGTTATTTATATGGAGAATGTCCTGCCTACTTCGAACGGTTATCAGTCGGTCGGTCTGGATGTGGCTCAGAGCCTAGGCCCTGCTCATCCAACAGATCCAGGATTTTTGTGGGAAACTCTTGCACTTATTTTGCCTGGAATTGAGCACAAGCAAGTGTTCGTGGCCTTCGGGCAGGCAACGGTTAAATATGCTCTCTCTGGATACGCTTGGCAGACTGCGACAGTTATAGGCACCCCAGTGTCTACCTTCTTAAATTTCTTCTCTACTGCGACAGTTAAAGGTGTCTGCTATTTCCACACGGGATCTAGGCTGTACACTGTGACATATCCGGCAGCCGTTCTCACATTCACGGAGATAACAGCATCTGTTTTGCCTGCAGGATTCATGACAGATGTGAGAAGCATTTGCGGGGCATTTAACTATCTGGTGCTTCTTAAGGGAGATAGCACTATCTATCATTCTTCAACAATATCTGCGACAGATTTCCAGCCCTCCTTGATAACCGGCGCAGGGTCTTCTGGAGTTAGTAACGCCTCCGGAACCCTCAATTTCCTTAAAGCGTGCCCAAGCGGTTTTTACATATACACAGAGGGTAATATCTTACTGGCCTCGTATACAGGTAACGCTAGGTATCCTTGGAGATTTGTTCCTGTGGAGTCCTCTGAGGGAGTGCAATCTCCCTATCAAGCTTCCGGAGATCCGACCAATGCAAATCAATATTGTGTCAATAGGTCAGGCGTGATGCAGCAGCTTACAAAAGCACAGGCGGATCAAGTGGCTCCGGAGGTTTCTGAAGTAGGTCAACGTCTCACAAGATTAGATTTGTTCGACTATTCGTTGAACACCTTTAGTTTAACTACCTCTCAAGCTTCTTTGGGGAGAGTCACCTATTTAATGGACAGATATATTTGCGTATCTGTTGCATATGATTACCAGAACAACTTCTTCGGGCCTTTCAATGAGATCATAATTTTTGATGCAACCCTTAACAGGTACGGCAAAATAAAAATCTTGCACACAGCTATTATAGATCTGCAATCCTCATTCAGTGCAACAACCCGGAACCTCGTAGTTTTCAATGCTAATTCTGGAGATACTCATGTAGTGCTCGTAGATGTTACAGATGCTGCACAAGCAGCTAAGATGACAGGAGCGTTGCTTCTAGGTAAATATCAGTACGTACGCTCCAGGTTTATTTGCCTGGATGAAATTTCTATAGAGACTGCAGGGCCTGTATCGGTTCGTACATACGCGTCCTTAGATGGAAAACTTCTAGGAGCTCCTGTCACTCCGTATGAAATTCCGTACGTAACTGGATCTTCAAGAGAATATCTCTCTTCCGCGGAAGGTAAGAATGTATCTATTCTGGTCAAGGGTGCTTTCGATCTGTGCTCCGTGGAACTCACTTTTCACCTAGGAGGTTCAACATGAGTTGGGGTTCAGTAGGATCTTATTCAACCGCGTCAACCGAGGAACTCCGAGATGCCGCAGGGATCACACAATTCCCTTCCAGCACATCATTCTTCCAGGTGATGAATGGTCTACAGATCCAGGGAGGAATCACAGGATCTATAGGGATCGGAGGGACTTTAGTTGTCCCTTTCCCGGCCCCTTATGAGACACAGCTTCTTGGAATATTCCTTCAGACTGTGAACGCAGTGGCCGCCTCAGCATCTGTTGATCCGGCTGGAACTAACCTTAATCAGTTCACGATTAAGAACGGTATAACAGCTGGGCCAGTCTACTGGTGGGCGATAGGTGTATGAGTCCCCGCCTGCCTGAATTCTCCCAATCCACTACACTCCTTTTCATACTCGGGAGCCCACAATGGACAAAGATTTAGTTGACCTTAAAATAGCTGTCGGAATTATGACAGTCCAACTCGCCGCACTTACTAAGATTGTAGAGGAGCAATCTAAAGAGGTTGCGGATCTAATAGCCCTGGCGAATAAAGGTAAGGGAGCTAGCTGGGTTCTCATTGGGATGGGAGGAATTGCAGGAGCACTTACCTCTAAATTCGTGACCTTGATTCCTCTCATGCTTCGCTGATTCAGATTGATGCACTCACTCATTAGGAGAATATATTATGGCAATTGCTTTTGATAACAGCCTGGAGGCAAGCAAGAGCTGGCTCTCTGGCAAAGAGACTACAAAATCTCAGCAGACTCAGCAACGAGTTCTTACTGGGGAGGCAATGAATAAGATCATGTCAGACCTTTTAGGATCTGAGCAAGGTCTGGCCTCCTTGGCCGCAGGTGAGAATGCCTCAGGATCATTTGGTGGCACGACCAAGACACAGCTTTCGCAAGACTTTCTGGTTAAAATTGCAGGTGAACTTGCGGCACTCACGGCTCCTACTGTTACGAACATTGAGACTGAGCGGCATAGAGATGAGAAGCAGACGGCCGTAAAAGGTAAAAGTGGCTTTCAAACTGTGATCTGCACTGAGCTTCTGGATCAAGGGAAATTTCCTTCAGAGCTCTATAATCATCCAATTGCCTTAGCGCACTTCATTTCCTTGGATCAGCGCACAGTTGAAGGTTATCATGCATGGGCCATGAAAGTGGTTGAGTGGATGAAGAAATCGGAGCGTCTTTCTAAGATCCTCCGTCCGATTGTTCTGGCTCGGTATCTTCAGATCATCTATGGGCAGCGGAGCATTCTAGGTTCCCTGACGATTTATCTGGGCCAGCCGATCTGCTGGGTGATTGGATCTCTCAAGAAGGAGAATGAAAATGGCAGCCGTATCTATTGAGGATATTGTTTCCCGGGCGCAGGATTTTGCGACTCAGGCGGTGGCTGGGGCAGCTCAGAAGAAGGAAGAATTTGCCCGGGCTCAGGCTGCCTTAGGTGAGCAGAGCAAGATTCTGAATGTAGTGGCCCAAGATATGGCCAC